CAAAAAACCTAAGGTCTTCAAAATTTAGTTTAAAGGTGGTACAATCAGATAAGTTGTACAACCGCAAAAAGGAGAAGCTTTACACTCTCAAAGCGGCCGCTAAAAAGGAGATGATATAAATGGCTACATCAGGAACTACTAGTTTTAACCTGAATATTGATGAAGTTATTGATGAAGGTTATGAAAGATGTGGTCTTAGCACCACTTCTGGTTATGACATGCGTTCTGCAAGAAGAAGTTTAGATTTATTATTTGCAGAGTGGGGTAATAGAGGTATTCATTTATGGAAAACAGAACTTGATGAAATTGCATTAGTTTCTGGACAGGCTGAGTATGCAGTATCAACAGATGTAAATGATGTGCTTGAGGCTTATGTATCTTCAACAGCAGCAGCTTCAAATAATGCAAACACACAAGATGTGTCCTTAACAAAAATTGATAGATCAGCATATGCTGCATTACCTAACAAATTAGCAACTGGTCAACCATCACAATATTATGTTGATCGACAAACAACACCTAAAATATATTTATACCAAGCACCAGATTTAAATACTTATACTACTTTAAAATTTTATGTAATTAAAAGAATTGAAGATGCGGGTGCATATACAAATGATGCAGATGTTGCTTACAGATTTTTACCGTGCATGTGCGCAGGATTAGCTTATTACCTAGCTATGAAAAAAGCACCTCAGTTAGTACAGCAAAATAAATTAATATATGAGGATGAATTGAAAAGAGCGTTAGATGAAGATGGTCAAAGAGCATCTACATTTATTACTCCACAATCTTTTTATCCTAATGGAGTTTAATTATGCCAAAATTTGCAACAGGTAAAAGATCACAAGCTATATCTGATAGATCAGGAATGGCTTTTCCATACAATGAAATGGTTAAAGAATGGAATGGATCTTTAGTTCATTATTCAGAATTTGAACCTAAACATCCACAAATTAGACGTAGAAGAACTGTAGCTGATGCAATTGCTTTACAAAATACCAGACCACAAAGATTTCAACAACCAACAAATAGAAATGGTCTTCAAGCAGATTCAGGTGGAGCTTCTGTTGGTGTAGCAAATTTAGCATTACCAGGAGACTTTGCTTTTATTAATCAAGGCACGTCAGAGATGAAACCTGCAGATCCATCATTACAGAATAGAAGAAGACAAATGTCTATTCAGATTAAATCCGTAACAGTGAGTATTACATAATGGCAATAACACATTCAGCATTTTTAACACAAGTAAGAAATTATACAGAAGTAGGAAATACAGTTTTAACTGATCAAATTATTCAAGATTTTATAAGAAATATTGAACTCGATGTTGCAGGAAAAGTTGATTATGATGATTTAAGAAAATATTCAACATCTACGTTCACAAGTGGTAATAGATACGTAACTTTACCTGCTGATTTAACTATTATGAGATCTGTTCAAGTGATTGATGGATCAACAAGAACTTTTTTAGAGAGAAGAGATACAAGTTTTATTTCTGAATACAATAATAATGCTGCAACAGGTCTTCCTAAATATTGGGCTAATTGGAACGATAATACTATTTTAGTAGCTCCTATACCTAATTCTGCATACACTGTACAAATTAATTATATTACAGATCCACCAGAATTTACATCAACTAACAATACGTTTCTTTCAACATATCAAGAATCAATGTTGTTACACGGTGTATTAACTGAGGCTTTTTCTTATTTAAAAGGCCCCATGGATATGTACAACTTGTACAAAACAAAGTATGATGAAGAAGTACAGAATTTTGCTCTTCAACAAATGGGGAGAAGAAGACGTGCAGAATATGATGATGGGGTACCAAGAATTAAAATACCTTCACCATCACCAAATACGTAATTTTAAAGGAGAACAATTATGGCTATTACAACTAATGCAATTTGCAATTCATTCAAAAAGCAATTGTTAGCTGGTGAGCATGATTTTGATTCAGCTGGAGGCGATACATTCAAATTAGCAATGTTTACTTCTAATGCTGTATTAGGTGCATCAACAACTAACTACGCAACAACAAACGAAGTATCTTCACCAGCAGGTTACACTGCAGGTGGTAAAGCTTTAGTAAACCAAGGTGTTAAAGTTTCATCAGGAGTCGCTATTACTGACTTTGCTGATTTATCTTTCACTGGAGTTACACTAACAGCTAGAGGTGCTTTAATTTATAATACAACAACTGATGGCGGTACAGGTACTACTGAAGCAGTTGCTGTGTTAGATTTCGGTGGAGACAAGACTGCAACTTCTGGAACATTTACAATCCAGTTCCCTGCATTCACAACTTCTGCTGCAATCCTAAGAATTGCATAATTAAAGGAAATAAAATGATATGGCCACTGGATGGGGTAATAAAACTTGGGGAGCATCAGAATGGGGAGACCTATCTGACGAAACCGTCTCCGTCAGTGGCATATCAACAACCACATCTATAGGTTCATCAACAACTCAAGCTAACGCTGATGTTGATGTAACTGGATCACAACTCACATTTACAAACGCAGGAGCCGTTGCAGGTGCATCAGCTGATGTATCAGTCACAGGTATTCAAGCAAATCTTTCTATAGGGGAAGAAGATATTGCTAGAGGTATTCAACAAGATGTAACTGGATCACAATTGAATACAACACCAGGTGCTGTTACTATTGATGAACAGTTTTTAATAGGTGCCGGTTGGGGCAGAGATACTTATGGAAATTTAGGTTGGGGTGTTAATTATTCAGTAATTCCTGCTGAAGGAGTTGGTATTCAATTAACTTCATCTTTAGGAGATGAAAGTGCATTTACTGATGTAACTATAAATGTAACTGGTTCTGAACTAACAACTACTTTTGCAAGTCCTACAATTTCTATTCAAATTGATCAAGACATATTTGTATTAGCAGCCGCAGATCAGTTAGATGGCTTTGTTGGCTCATCAACATTCCAAGCTGATGCAAATGTAAATGTTACTGGAACACAAGCAACACTATCACAAGGCACAGCTGAAGCAGGGCTACTATTAGAAGTCCCAGTAACCGGTATTCAACTAACATCAACAATAGGCACAATTGCTCTAGAGCAGTCTACAAACGAACCTGCTACAGGACAAGAATTAACTTTATCATTAGGCACAGCTGAAGAAATTCCTCAACAAATAGTAGGTGTTTCTGGTATAGAATTGACAGGTTCTGTAGGTTCAGTTACAGTTACTGGTATAGCTAATGTACAAGTTACAGGTATTTCAGCTTCACTTTCTTTAGATTTCGTAGATGTAACTGCGTGGCAAGAGATTGATCCTGGAGTTAACAATGTATGGACAGAGGTTGATTTAGCTGCATGATTAAGGTAATATTATAATTATTTAGGAGACAAAATTTATGGCATCAAGTTATTCTACAGATCTAAAACTCGAACTAATGGTCACTGGCGAAAACGCTGGTACATGGGGTGATAAAACAAATACAAACTTAAACTTAGTACAACAAGCAATTGCAGGTTTTGAATCAATTGCACTTTCTGATGGTGGTACAGTTGCTCTTGCAATGTCTGATGCTGCGTTATCAAATGCAAGAAATATGGTTCTTAAATTCACTGGAACTTTAACAACTGCATCAACAGTAACTATTCCAGATGGAATTGAAAAATTTTACATTATTGATTTATCTGCTGTAACAGGTGTAACAAACTTAACAATTAAAACTGTAAGTGGAACTGGTTTTACTGCAGGTGAAGCTGCAATTGTTGCTGCTTACTCTGACGGAACAAATTTAAATGAAATAGCATTGAACACTTTAGGTGGAACAATTGCAACTGCTCAAATTGACGATGCTGCAATCTCTACTGCAAAACTTTCTAACAACGCAGTGACTACTGCTAAAATTTCAAACTTAAATGTGACTGAAGCAAAACTTGCTGCATCTGCAGTTACTGCTGACAAAATTGCTCAATCTACAATTACACAAGCAAAATTAGCAACTAACTCAGTTGGTCCAGATCAATTAATTTCAACAGGTGTTACTGCTGCAGAATACACTGTTGCAACAATCACGGTTGATGCTGATGGAAGAGTTACAGCAGCTTCTTCAGGAACTGCCGGAGCTAATTTAATGGAACCTACATTGATGACACAAACACCAGGGACGCATACTGCTACTCCTGCAACTACTAAAATTTATGCATACATGAATGGCGGTGGCGGAGGTGGCGGAGGCGGAGGCCGAACAGGAACGGGAGGCCGAGGTGGATTCGGTGGTCACGGTTTTTTCTCTTCACCTATAGCAGGTGGTACAGCAACGCCATTCACAATTGGTACTGGTGGAAACGGAGGTGCTGGAGGATTTAATTCTGCAAGCTCAGGAAATCCAGGAAATGCTACAACTTTTGGAAATTTATTTACTGCTAATGGCGGATCAGGTGGTGGTGGTGGCGGAAATGCTTCTAATAATAACCGTGCTGCTTCAGGAACCGCTCCGGGAGGATTACTAACATTAGGCCCAACAGTTTATTTTGGATTAGATTTAGACAACACTAAAAACCCACCAAATCCAACGCAAGCTTATGGAGATGGTGGTCAAGGAGGCAACGCCCCCGGGAATCCTGGTTCAGGACCTACTGGACAAGCTGGATTTACAGGGGCAATAGCAATTTTTGAGGATACTTTGTAAGGAGAATATAAATGGCATATGTAATTTATTGTGAAGATAAAAATCCAAGTCAATTTTCAAGGATAGCTGCA